ACCAGCGGCGACACCGCGACAGAAACGTCGATCGCGGCGAGCGCCAAGGCCAGTGCGACAGGGTCCTCGGTCGACGATATCGACGAGACGCTGACCGGCATCGCCAAAGCCTCGGGCCAGATCCTGTTGCTCAACGTCAGCGAGGACACCGTCAAGTCGATCGTCGGTCCCGGCGCCATGTGGCCGACGCTGACCAAGGCGGAAGTGGCGCGCGATCTCTATCTCGAGATCGTCGCCGGCTCGAGCGGCAAACCGAACCAGGCGCAGGAGCTGCAGATGTTCCAGCAGCTGGCGCCGATCCTCATGCAGCTGCCGGGCATCAAGCCGACCTTCCTGGCCAAGCAGGCATTGCAGCGCATGGACGACAAGGTCGATGTCGACGAGGCGATCGCCGACGGGCTGCCGTCGATCACCGCGATGAATGCCGGCAAGACACCAGGAATGCCCGGTCAGGCCGACCCAAATGCGCAGGGTCCGCAGGGATCCATGAACGCTCCGGCGCCGCCGCAACCGAGCTCGCAGGCGCCGATGTCACCGCCGGGGCAGCCGCCGACAACGCGGCTGCAATAGATTGCCGGATCAACATCTTGCGCCTATAAAACGCGCAACCCACGAGATGCGGCAAGATGGCAGAGTCAGAGACTGACGGCGCGGTGACGGCGGACAATTCCGCTGCGTCGACGCCGGATTCGTCTCCTCCCGCCGCGCCTCAATCTTCACCGTCGTCCGAGCCGACGACGGAATCTACCGGGGACTCCCAGTCCAAAAGCAGCCTGCTCGACGCCGTTCTCAAGGTGGTTCCGGCCACGACCGAGAGCGATGTCCTGGCCAAGCCGAAGGACGAGCCCGCTCCCCAGGGCGAACAGGAGCCTGAAGAATCCGATCAGGCAGACACCGAGACCGCAGAAGCGGATGACGAGCAGGCGCCAGCTGACGCCGCACCTCTCGTCCGCAAAAAGATCAACAAGCTGCTGAAGGATCGGCGCGAGCTTCGACGTGAAGTCGAGATGCTGCGTCCGAGTGCCGAAATCGGCGGTGAGTTGACGCAATTCGCTACGGCGAACGACCTCTCCGGGGATGACATATCGAACGTGCTGCGCATGGCGGCAATGCTTCGTTCCGGGGACTATGAGTCGTTTTACAAGGCGGTTGCGCCCTTCGTGCGTACGGCACAGGAGTACCTTGGGGTAGTTTTGCCCAGGGACCTCGCCGATCGCGTTCGCGCTGGTCACATGACCGAGGTCGCGGCGAAGGAATTTGCACGGCAGCGTTACGATCATCAACGCAGCCAAGTCGAGCTGGAAGCGACGACCGAGGCCGTTAGTCGGCAGCGGATCGTGGCGACCCAGGCCGAGGTGCAGCGCGCTGTCTCGAGCTTTGAAAACAGGCTGTCTGCGAGCGATCCCGATTACAAGGCGAAAGCACCCTCCGTCCGGCGGGTGGCGCAGGCATTGCTTCACGAACGCGGCGGCACGATCCAGACCGTAGACGACGCCCTCAAGATCACGAAGGCCGCCTACGAAGAGGTCAATCGCCAGATGCGGGCCATTCAACCGCAGCCACGCCCCACCCGGCCTATGCCGAACGGAGCCTCGCAAACATCTTCTGCTCGCGCGGCGCCGAAAACCCTCATGGAAGCAGCACTTCAAGGATTGGATAACGCCAGGCGAGCAGGAGGCTGATTAGGAGGGGCAGTAACCCTCTATGGCCTTCACAGCCGGTGAACTGACCAACATTGCGAATGCAGCGTTGGACTTTTACTTGGACAAGGGCGACGTTTGGCGGCAGACGCTGCAGAACCGTCCGCTCTTCGACAAGATGGTCGCCAAGAAGAAGTTTTTCTCGGGCGGCAAGGGTGACATTAGTGTTGCCGTTTCTGGTGCAGTTGGCGCCGCTGGCGTCAATGATTCACTAAAAGGGTACACTCACGACGACCAGGTCGTGTTCTACACGCCCAGCAATATCAAGCGCGCCGCCTACCCGTGGCGCGAGCACCACATGGGTCTGACGCTCACCCACACCGAGCTGAAGATCGATGGCATTTCCGTCGTCGACCCCGGCTCTAACGGTGAGAAAACCAGCGAGCACAGCCGGCGCGAGATGCACGTCCTGGTCGGGCTGCTCGAGGACAAGTTGTTCGACCTCGGCGAGAACTACGCCAGGAAGATGAACCTCCTGCTCTACGGCGACGGTGTCGCCGACGCGAAAGCTCTTGCCGGTCTTAAACTGCTGATCTCCGACACGCCGTCCACCGGCATCGTCGGCGGCATCAACCGGGCAACGGCCGGCAATGAGTGGTGGAGGAACCGCGCCTACACCGCAGCTTTTGGCACACTGGTGACGGGCACGCCCGCACTAGGGGCCTGGGGCGGCGGTGCCATCACCTCGAACGTCGCCAATGGTGGCGCCCTGTTGCAGGTCCTGCAGTCCGAGCGCCGGCTGCTCACTCGCTACGGCGGTGCACCGGACACCTTCCTCGCCGGGTCCGCCTTCATCGGCGCCATGGAGACGGAGATCCGCGCCAACGGCAATTACTCGATGACTGGTTTCAACAAGAACCAGGATGGCTCGATGGGCTCGATGCAGTTTGCCGGCACCGAGGTGGAATACGATCCGACGCTGGATGACCTTGGCCTGTCCAAGCGTGCCTACTGGTTCGACAGTAAAAAGATCGGACTAATGGTAATGGAGGATGAATGGATGCATCGTCATACTCCAGCAAGACCTCCGGATAAGTTCATTATGTACAGGTCTATTACTTCGACCTGTCAGATGGTTGGCAAGCAATTCAACTCTTCGTTAGTTATTGACATTGCTTAGCCTCTGATACACTCCCTGACTGCCGGGGTGGGATGGTCCCATCCCCGGCCTTTTCGCGGAGGATCCAAAATGCATTTCTGCAAGGCTTCGATCGCCATCGGCAGCGACGTGCGCAACGTCATGCTGCGCGACGAATTTAATCCGATCTCGTGGCCGGAGGTCGACATCCTGCGGCTGATCCACGGCGACGACGCTGTTACCGACGTGATCCCGTTCGTTAGCGTCAACCAGCAGGGACGCGCCGAGCGCGATCGGCTGTCGCTGATCTACGGCGAAGGCCCGGCGATACAGTGCTGGGGCGGCCGTAATTCGCCCAACGAGCTCGACGCGCCGGGCGTGCCGATGCTGCCGCGCAAGTTTGCCTGGAAGAACCCGATCACCGGCCGTGTCGAGGGCGAGCTGAAGGTGCCGCCACAACCGACGTTCAGGGGCGAGGCCGAGACTGTCGGCGACATGTCGAAGCCGCCGGAGTCGGAGCCGGCGCCGGAGCCGGCGCTCGTAGCAGCCGAGGCCGAGTCCGATTTCGGATCCGGGGAGACGCCGCCGCTCATCCGCCGAAAGAGGTGACCCTCGATGCGCACCGAGCAGCTCAGCATCATGGTCAAGAACCTGCGGGCCGAGGCCGGGCATTCGCTGTCGGTGGCGCAGGGCGTCAATCAGTACGAGATGCTGAAATACCTGCTGGCGCGCACCCAGGAAGAGTTGTGGGTGGCGTTCATCTGGCCCGAGCTGGTGCAGCGCGTACAGGTCCAGGTCGTTCCCGGCCAGGAGGTTTATCCATGGCCGATCTCGCTGAGCTTCGACATGGTCCGGCAGGTGTTTTACGGCGACAGCAGCAATGCCGGCAATCAATGGACCGAGATCGCCTACGGCATCGATGAGAACATGATCTCCACGACCGGCAACGCTTCCGAGCGCAGCGATCCGGTAAGGGCGTGGGACGTCTCCGGCTCCACATCCTTTCGCGCCTGGCCGACACCCGATGTCGTGACGACCGGCTGGATGCGTTTCAAGTGCCAGAAGCAACTGACGCCATTTACCGCCGATAGCGACATGTCGACGCTCGACGACACCGTCATCGTGATGTTCGCAGCCGCCGAGCTGCTCGCCAGGGCCAAGGCCGAGGACGCCGCCAACAAGCTGCAGAAGGCGCAGCGGCACCTGGTCAAGCTGCTCGGCGCGCAGATTAGCGCCAAGCACAAGATCGCGTCGCTGGGAGGTGGCGCGCCCTGGGTTCGCCGCCGCTATTCGAACCTGGAATACGGGCCAGGATGACCTATCAGATAATCGACAATTTCGCCGCCGGCCTGGACACCCGCAAATCGCCGCTGACCTCGCCAGCGGGGACGCTGACGCGCCTGGTCAATGCTGTGGTGACCCCCGGCGGCGAGATTGCCAAGCGGCGTGCCTTCGTCAACGTCGCCAATGTCGCCGGCTCGTTCGGCCTGGCGGCGACCGCGAACTCGATCTACGTGTTCGGTCGCAACGTCACGCCGGCGTTGCCGGCCTGGCCGGTGCCCGGTGTCACGTTGAAGAGCCTGAAGGTGCCGAACTCGGCCAGCGATATAACGCAGGCTGACTACGACGTCTTCGACGGCCTGATCTACCTGTCGTGTTTCGTACCTTCTGCCGTCTATCCCGCTAACAATCCGCACTATTACGGTGAGCCGATGCTGGCGACGGAAGGTGGTGGCAAGGGGCTATATGTCCGCACCTACCAGACCAAGATCTACTCGGTGATCGGCAAGAACCTGTATTTCTCGTGCGTCGGCTCGCCGCTGAAGTGGCACAATTACACCGACGCCGGACCGCCGGTCGTCGACTACATCGGTGCCGGCTCCATCAACCTGTCGACGCAGGATGCCGATGCCGAGATGCTGACCAGCCTCGAGGTCTATTACGACCAGCTGTCGGTGTTCTCGACGGAATCGGTGCAGATCTGGGCGGTCGCTCCGGATCCGGCGAAGAACCAGTTCGTGCAGCTGCTGCGCGCCGCCGGCACGCTGGCGGCACGATCGCCGCTGCAATATGGCAGCGGCGACGTGCTCTACCTCGACCAGTCCGGCATTCGCAGCCTGAAAGCGAAGGACAGCTCGAACAGTGCCGCGGTGTCCGACATCGGCTCGCCGGTCGATCCGGTCATCCAGGGGATGACGCCCACCACCGACATGACCAAGGCGATCGCCCTGCTCGAGCCGAGCATCGGTCGTTTTTGGATGATATTTCCCAATTCGGTTTTGGTGCTCAGCTATTTCCCTGGACCGAGCATCACCGCCTGGTCGCAGTTTACGCTGTCGTTCACCGTGCAGCACGCGGTGACCTGCAACGGCCGCATCTTCCTGCGCGACACCGCCGACAACATCTGGGTCTACGGCGGCGTTGACGGCACCACCTACGACAATTGCGGCGTCGAGATCCGGCTGCCGTATCTCGACGGCAAGAAGCCCGGCCACAAGAAGCAGTTTTCAGCGATCGACGCGACGGTGTCCGGCACCTGGCGTGTCGCGGTGTCGTTCGACTACAACAATCCGGATGCCGAAGAGACGGTGGCCACGATCAGCGCGCCGACCTGGAACCTCGGCGCCGGCGAGCTCGAGGGCTACGACAGCCACTTCTCGCTGCGCTTCTACAACACCGACGCCCTGCCGGCGACGATCAGCAACTGCGCAATCCATTATGAAATGGCGGACGACAAGACGTGAGGACGGTCAACGAGCCGACCGAAGACGACCTGCTCTACATCGGCTCGTGGCTTTGCGCTTCCGATCGCAAAGAGCTGGCGCTGACGCGCGACCCTGACGACTACTACCTGCTCGCCCACGATGCCTGGATCAGCCCCTACAAGCGCGTCGTGCTCGATGAGGGCATGCCGGTCCTGGCATTCGGCGCCAGCCAGATCATCGGCGACACTGCCGCCGTGTGGGGCTTCAAGACCGAACGCGGTCGGTCATCGCTGCGGCTGGTGACGAAGTACATCCACCGGACTATGATCCCCGCCCTGCGCAGCCTCGGCGTGCGGCATGCGGTTTGCCTGGTTCACCCTGAGAACACCGCATCGCAACGCTGGCTGCAGCACCTGGGCTTCGCTCTCAGGGCCACGCTTCCGGACATTGGCGCCGGCCGAGAGGTCTTCCTCTTTCGTCGGGACGAGCTCGATGCTTGATCGGCCAAGCGCCATCCACAAGCGGATCTATCAGCGCACGATCGAACGCTACGAATTCCGCGTCGCTGACGAGGGCGACGTCGACGGCATCGTCGCGCTGTGGCCGGAGCATTGGGCCGAGGCGCACTATCGCGATCGCAACATAGAGCCGGACGAGGCGCGCTACCGCGACTGGGTGGCGAAGAAGATCGAGTACGACACCGGCGTCTTCCTGCTGGCGCTGGACGCCGGCCAGGTCATCGGTTTCTTCGCCTTCACGCTGGACCATAATTTCTCGGTCAGGCCGGTAGCGGTGATGGGCACGTTTTTCGTGAGCAAGTCGCATCGCCGATCGGCGGTGCCAGCGGTGCTGTCCAACCTCGGCATCGACCTCGCGCAGTCGGAGGGCGCCTGCGCCTTCCACGCTCCGATCACTTCGGAAACGCAATCCAGCCGGGCGCTGGAGAACAGTTTCAGGAAACAAGGCTTCAACGTCATCGGCACGATGATGGGGCGAGCGCTTTAGGAGGCTCACTTGGGCGGCAAATCGGATGACAGCGCCTCGCGCGAAATGATCAACCAGCAGAAGCAGGAAGCAGAGATTGCGCGCCAGAAGGAGGCCGAGCGCCAGGCGCGCATCAACAAGCAGCTGGCCAGGGTCAAGGCGGCCTTCGAAGGCACGCCGGTGACGAAGGCCAAGCTGAACACCGCCACGATTGCCGCACCAGGCGCCGGCACCGCGGTCGGCGCCGCGGCCACCGGGCTGCCGGCCGGCTACAGCTGGGTACGCGGCCCCAATACGCCGGTAGCGCCGACAGCGGCCACGCAGTCGAACGTGCAGACCAATGATCTCAGCCGCTTCGGTCATGATGCCGGGTCAGGCTCCGCCGCAGCCGCCGGTGCCTTCGACAGCAGTCGCGCTAGAGGCACGGGTGGCGGCCCCGCCGCCCCCACACCGCAGGCGGTGGTCGCACCCAATGGCGAATGGCTGGTCAAAGGCCCCGACGGCAAGCTGCACAAGATCGGCGAGAAGATCAATTGGAACACCCAGGTCGACACCGGCAAAAGGACCGGCGGTCCGCAGGCTTTCCTCGACAAGTTTAAGGCCGGCTACCTGGCCAACTACCTGCCGCAGGTTGCCGATAAATTCAAAGAGGCCAGAGACCAGACGACTTACGACCTGGCGGCGGCCGGCACGCTGCGCTCGTCGATAGCCGGCGACGAGCTCGCCAAGCTGGCCAAGCAGAACAAGCTCAACGAGGCGGACGTCAGGACCAAGGCGACCGAGGCCGTCGGCGACCTGAAGACCCGCCTGAACAAGGAAGAGGCCACCGCCAACCAGCAGGTGATGTCGGTCGAGAACCCGGAGGTCGCCGCCAGCAACGCGCTCACCGCCGTGCAGAATATCACCGCGGAGAAGCCGACCAACACGCCGCTCGGCACGATCTTCGACATCGCCGCGATCGGCGGCGCCAACTACCTGAAGGGCGCCAACAACAAGCGCCTGCTTTCCCAGGTGCCCGGCGCTCAGCCGGCGACACGCATCATCAACGTGTAGAGGCCAGACATGTGCGACCCGGTCAGCCTGTCCATCATGTCGACGGTCGTCGGCGCCGCCGGCACGGCTGCCAATTCGATGGGCCAGATGCGCGCCCAGAAGAAGCAGCAGGACGAAGTGCGGATCTGGCAGCAGCAGCAGAAGAAGAACCGTGAGATGGAATCGGCCCGCCAGGAAGAGATGCGGTCGGCCGCCGACGAGGCCCGCCAGAAGGGCCTCACGGACGTTTCGATCGCCGAGCAGCAGAGGCGCCAGGCTGCCGAGGAAGCGCGGCTGGCACCCGAACTAGCCGGCGAGACCGCTGCCTCCAACGCCGGCGTCGAAAGCGGCGGCGTGCCGCTGTCGGTCGCCGATACGGCACTGCTGTCGGGCCAGCAGGCCGGCGATTCGAATTTCCAGGGCGACACCGCCAAGAAGATCGCGGAGGCGACGGCCGACGCGCGCAAGCGTATCGGCGCCATGGCCACGGTGGCTTCCTTCGGCGGCTCCGAAAGCGGTCTCGGCACCACCAATCCGATCCTGCAGGCGGCAGCCGGCACGGCGATCGACACGCAGAACGAATTCCGGCGCGGGTCGCTTGGGGCTTTTCAAACTGAGCAGGCCGTCGAGCCGGTGCAGGTCTCCTTCACCCCTTCACCGCTCGCCGACATCTTCTCGACGGCGCTGTCGGCCGGCGCGCAAGGCATGGGCAACAAGTTTGGTAATCCACTGATCGGCGACAATGTCGGCTTCCCCGATGCGCCGGTGCCGACCCCCACTCCGCGGCCGGTACGTCGTCACATCGGCGGCGCCGGCTCCACCGCACCGTACTTTTTCTAGGGGGTCGGCCATGACGATCATGGGAGTCCATGTCAACGGCCAGGGCGGCGGCGGTGGCGGTCTGAGTACTAGCCTCGGCGACACGCTGGCCAAGGCGATCTTCGGCGACCCTGAGACCGAGATGAAACTGGCGCTCGGTCGCCAGCAGTATGAATCGGAAGCCTGGAAGCGGCGGGTGTGGGACGCGCAGATTGCGTCCGAGAACGCGCAGGCCGCGAACGCCGCGGCGCAGGCCGCCGATCGCGAGTACCAGACCCGGTCGAGGCAGGATGCGGCCGGCGTGATCGCCAATCAGCAGGCCGGCCTGCTGGAGCCGCCGGCGCCGGTCGAGCTGTCACCGGCGACGACGCGCTACGACCTGCCGGCAGATGCTCCTGCCATCGTTGCCGACGATCCCTACAGCATCTATGCGGCCGGCCAGTCGGTAGCGCCGCCGCTGCCTGGCGGCATGAACCTGCCAGTGGTCGCGCCACCCAGTCAGCTGGTGGCTGGAGCGGAGCCTCTCGACTCGCCGTACGGGCGCTTGCAAGCCGGCGAGACGGCTGGTCTGCAGCCACCGCGCGAGAGCTTCACGCCGCCATCGGCTACGGATTCGCAGCTGCCCGACATCGGCATGCCGGTGCCGGTCGACGTGCCTGCAGTCACCGGCGTCCGTCCGGAGGATCAGGCTGCTTACGATCGCAACGTCGCCGCGATCAAGGCACGCGTCACCGCGGCAATGGCGATGGGCCAGAGTGCAAAAGACATCGCCGAAGGCATGGGCGTCAGCGAGGGCGCGGTCCGCATGCTGTCGTCGGATCCCGAACAGCAGGCGCTCGGCACGACGCTCTACACCGGCTCGCAGCCGGCGGCCGGCAGCGCCGGCGGTGCCGGCTTCAACGAAGCCGAGCAGAAGATGCGCAAGGAGTATTTCGACCGACCGGAGGTCAAGCGCTTCGACGTCATCG